CACATCAAGCTTACGGGATGGTAGCTCACGCACCTCAGCGCAATACCCTAAGCCTATGCCTCGCTTCATACCACGTAGCAGTAAGTACTCACCTATAAGTGTGTCATATATGTCACCATCATAAGTAAAGCCTGCCTCCCACAACCAAGGTAAGTCGTGCCGTGCATTGTGTACAATCAAAAGAGAAGTCTCATCCAGTACAGCCTGTAGTACAAACGCAGCGCCACCGCCTGTGTCCTTCCTCTCCTTATGATCGAAGGTAAGTATGTGCTCCTCATCAGTCTTGTCTACATTGAGAGTACCCACTTGAACCAAGAAGTTTCCTGGCTCCCAAGGGTCTAGCAAGTTCTTGCCCTCTCGTTTAGTAGTGTTGTTCTCTACGTCTAATACTGTTCTCATCATCTCTCCTAAGCTGTGTACTGTGCTATGTCGCCATCCAGTTCACAAGTAATGCGTCCATGCCACCCGCCATCTAGTTTGTTCTTAGCGATAGTTAGGTAGCGTGTCAAGTCCTCTTCTTCATCAACCCCCTCGACTTGGCGGTTCTTAGAGATCAGTACCATCAGGTCTGCCTCTGCTGCCTTGCCTGTCTTACTGCCCTCCATCATAGACATGTTAGGTTGTACTACACCCTCAGCATCGGCACTAAGTTGTGACATCCAGATCACTGCACAGTTGTAGATCTTAGCGATGTTACGAGCATGGATAGCTGCATCCTTTAGATACACATCCGACTTGTCAGAGGTACGGCTAGCGAACTTGTCACCCATGTCTAGTACTACGATGTCAGGCTTGTAGCTCTTAACTACAGCCTCAACCCAAGCCATGTCCTTACCTGTACTATCCTTTAGTTGGATCTGCTGCTTGACCTTAGTGTAACGAGACAGAGCCAGTGCTTTGTTCTCAGTGATCTGCTTGAGGTTCATACCAGAGGAAGCTTGAACGTAACGTGCAGCTACACGCACCGCCTTCTCCTCGTTAGTGAGTATCAAACACCTAGCACCCTGATGAGCGAACCCATTAGGTGAAGCAATGAGTGACGCATGGAAGGTAGTCTTACCTGTGTTAGGCCGTGCGCCTACCATAACTAAGTGACCCCCACTGATACCCTCGACACGCTCACGTAGGCTAGGGATGTTCATCTTCCACTGTGTCTCAACTTGAATGCCCTCAAGGATAGTGTCTAACTCAATGTCCTCGAACTGGATGTTGAGGTTAGGGGTGAAGTCATCCTTGTAGTCTTCGACTAACTTGCGTAACTTCTCTAGGTTGTTCTCCTCTCCATTAACATAGTTGAACCCTAAGTTAGTAACCAACTCACCAACGTGCTGCTGAAACAGGCGTGACAGTACCTCAGTAGCAATCTCCTCATGCATAGGCGACTCACCCTGAATGCGCTTGAACAGGTGAGAGTATGCTTCCTTGTTAGCTGTAGTCATAGTGCGGTTAGCTGTAAAGAACAGCGCCTCTAGTTCAGAGGGCGTGATGCTCTTATCGTATAGCACCATAGCCTGATCCAGAGCCTGCTTAATCTTACGCATGTCCTTGGTGAACAACGCATCAGGGCAACGCATACCCTTGTGATTATCGTAGAACTCTTTGTCCATTAGGTTACGTAGTAATGCTGTCTCTGTCATACTATTAGTCCTCTCTTGGTCCATAACGAAGCAACTCGTATATAGATATGATTGCTATCACAGGCCACCCTAGTGAGAACCATACGTGTGCATTAGGTTTGTTGGGGTCTACTGGGTCTGTTACGTTAAGCATAAGTATAGCACCCAATGCATACATAGTAGCTACCCCATATAAATACTCTGTCATCGTTTACCCTTTATAGGTTCTAGTCTCCACATACCTTCTGTCTGATTTAGTGAGGTAATTAAGTCTAGTAATTGTTGATACGATATTACGATAAGCTGATAGCTCTTGTATGATTCGTCATACTGCCTGAGGTATACCGTACCCTCATCAGCGAGTACAACTTCCAGATCCTCATACTCATCATGCTCATCCATACTAGTAACGATAGCAATGTCATGCTCGAACTCAACACTATACATCTGACTGCTCCGCTACAAGAATGTTGACGTGTGCTACGTTACCCTCAACACGGGTGATGACATACTCTAGCCCCGCCTTAGTGAGTAACAATCTTAGTTGACCTACAGGTATCATAGCTTATCCTCTCCATTCAGTTGATTGATACGCATCTGACAATAGCGTTGGACTTTCTCTAAGTCAATGATCTCGCTTTGTACCTGCGTCTTACCCTCGTACATCTTGTAGCCTGCACGGCTGGCATACTTAACAATGTTGCCACGCCAGAACTCAAAGCTATTACGCATGATGTATGTGATAGGCTCAATGTCCCACCGTGCATAGTGTGTAGGTTCATTAACGATGTCTGCCCCATGCTCTGCCAATACAGTCTCCTCAAAGTCTTCATATTCTTTTGTTAGGCGATCCCATTCACTCTTTATCATTGCTCTTCCCATTCTTTGCGTCACGTTCTTGAGCAGCCTTGCGCTCCTCTGGTGTCATTGGTCTAACGTCTGTGAAGTCTGCCTCTAAGGGCCACTCATTATCAGTCATCACCATCCTCCGAAAGTGCATCCCAAGATACAGGGAATAGTTCAATCATCAGGTGGTCAATCTGCCGTGCTACCACTCGTGTCTCTGCTTGTGTGTCAGGCTTACAGCGTAGGTTACACATGTCAGCGAAGGCATCCAGGCTACCGCTCCAGTACCACTCAGTCATAGTGCTTTGAGGTAGTACCATACGTGCTTGCTCCGGTGCTACACCATCTTCCAACATACCCTTATACACCCGTAAGGCTGTGTGATTTACAAACTCAGGATCAGCATCAGTGTGGACAGAACCTTCACTGCCTTGCTTCTTATCAGCACTACGTCCACGCCACACTGAAGGCTCATAGAACTCAGGCTCACTATCCACATACCTACGGCTGATCTCATTCCAACGTAGGAACTTATGCTTCACGAGTTGTCGGGCTACAAAGATCGGAGCCTTAACGTGGAAGCTAGCAAAGCAGTGACCAAAGGGACTGATGTGCTTGTGCTCCGCTAAGTAACGAATAAGCTTATCGTCTTTAGCTTTGAGCACGGGTGGACCCCAAGGATCATCCTCCATCTCGCTTTTCTTTCCGAAGGATACACGAGCTGCGTTGGCTACAGTTAAGTCACTACCCATGTGTTCAATGTATGTTGCTCTAATCATCTACTTGTACCCCTATACATTCTACTGTCTCATTCTTATCGTTGACCATAACCGCTGCATCTTTGAGTGCTGTACTGCAGAAGGTCTCGTTCTCGTATGTACCTAAGTGGTAGTACTTTACACCTACGTCAGGCACAAAGACAAACCATATTAACAACCATGTAGTGCTCATGCTACCATCTCCTTAAGTCTAATTATATCCTCGTGTACACCATACTTGATGTCATCGTCAAGTAGTAAAGCCTTGGTGGGTAAACCTGTCCAAAGCTCTACCTCTCGTTTGTATTGCAAGGTCTTGTGTACTGCGTCCCTGTCTAACGCTACGATCACCTTGTTGAATTCTCCTAGCTGTTGCATAATTGTCACACCTATAGATGTACCAAGGATAGCAAACCCTACTGCGCTGGGCATGAAGTGTGCAACCTTGATAGCACTGATGACATCCTCAACTACCACAGCCACGTCAGCCTTGGAGTTGTTACGCTTAGTGAAGTAGTCAGCCTTGCCACTGTAGCGATACCACTTAGGTATAGCACCATCAAGCGCACGGCCTACAGCATCAATGAGTTTACCTTTGTAGTGTATAGGAAACACAGCACGTCTATCCTTTACATCATACATCAAACCCTCATGTTGTAGGTCATACTTAGCGATAAAGCTCTGTAACAAAGTGTGATCTGAGGTAGGCTGCACTACATATTCTGGATAAACTAGTGCTTCTATCTCTTTGTTCTTAATAGGTTCTACCTTACTCATGCGTAACTTAATCTCTGCTGCTGTCATGTTAGTACTGTATGCACCACGCAAACCACAGCTTAGCTTGAAGCAGTTGTACACATAATCACCACCATCCTTGAAGCACGAAAAGGTGTTACGTGAGCGGCACGATGGGCAGTCCATACGAACAGAGTCACCGTCACCTATGTCTAGTCCATCTAGGTAATCACGTATGTTCATATGTTAACTTCTCCTCCTCAAGGGACTTCTGTATATTATACTTGACCTCAAGGTCAACAGTAGCCCACTTCTTTCTATTCTCCGTAGCAGTTAGTATCTGCATGTTACCGCTCCAGTGTGGACCCCCATCTGCTAAAGGCCACATATGATCTACTTGATGCGGTACACCTGTGATTGCTGACATCAAACCTTTCAGTTTAAATA